TGAGATGTTACCCGCGTGCGTCGATGTATGCTTCAAGCTCATCTTCAGTGACGTCCAGGCACTCATCGTCTTCTACCATGCGACAAAACCGCTTGATGCGCAAGCTCATCAGGGCAGAGCGCATCTCACCGATTTTCTTGACCGCATCGGCCTTAAGCATCTTCTCCTTTGCGTCGATCAAATCGAGGATCGAGGGAAATGGTTTGCCCATCCCGCAAATCGCCTCCCATCCGTCCTGATCGGCCATGTAAGCATCACGTACAGCCTTCTCAATCTGTCGGTTGTCCACGCCATTTACTTTTGTGATTCTGCTCATAGTGTCCCGCCTTTCCGGTGACATCGTCACCACGTTTCAGATGCGTTATCGCATCCTGTCTTACCCTAGGGAGGGGATAGAGTTTTTTCGATGTAAGTACCTGATTTCGTTGGACATTTTAAGGGTTGACTTGTAACTGCCTGATATTGTTGATGTTTTTCCAAAACGACCAAACCACAAACGACGTTTTGTCTGTATGAGACAACTCCAATTCAGATAGATAAAATTTTTTAACTTTTCGCACAATTTCCGCACAACCATCAAAAAATTTTCTTCTTGCACTTATTGCGGTGATCAAGTAGAATAGCATCTATGCCAGAATATGCCCTCACACAGTCGTCAGATAACCAAATTCGCAATAAGCGCAAAGTCAGGCGTAATGACCTGGTTCCGATCCCGCATCGCTGGAATAAGGTATTAGGGATGCACCTCGCAGGCGTTTCAACGAAGGACATCTGTGAAGAGACAGGGTACAGTCTTGGTAATGTGTATTTGGTTTTGAAGAACCCGAGGGTCCAAGCCGTCCGTCAGCAAATGCTTTCGGTTTATCAAGATGAGTTTGAAGCGTTGTTCGGCCAAGTAACAGAAAACATTCGGAAGCAGCTAACTGATACTGATGTAAAGACACAGCAGGTTGCGCAAGACCAGTGGTTGAAAGCGGAGAAGAAGTTTAATATTAAGCATAGCAAATCAGGTCCAAGTGAAAGCGCAGAGGACATGGTTGCCAAGCTGTTGAATGTAAATGTACAAGTGAATGTAGCCCCGCCTGAAGGGGATGGGAGATAGGCTATAGCACTTTCGAATGAGGCATTGGCGATACAATCCTTGTTCCATCTCCAGAATAAGAGTGGGAAGAAGACCCCGTTTATTTTGAATCAAGCCCAGACAATGCTTGACCTGCTTGACAGCCCCGGCAACAGGGTCAGGTTGATTATTGCCAAGGCAAGGCAAAAAGGCTTCTCTACGGGAGTGCTTGCTAAGTTTGCTATCCGCTGTCTTGGTATAGAAGGAACGCATGCAGTCGTAATATCCCACGAAACCACAGCAACCCAGCGACTATTGGACAGGGTTGACTACTTCTTTAAATACATCAACGGCCCTGCTCCGCAACGTGGTTTTAATAGCCGCAAGGAAATGTCTTTTCCGGTGCGTGATGCAACGTATTTCATCGGAACCGCTGGGTCGCGTGTTTTCGGACGGGGTGATTGGCTAACTGACCTTCATTGTTCTGAGTATGCGTGGTGGGACTCGCCCGTCGATCATCTTTCGGGATTGTTCCAGGCGGTGCCATATGACGGTAGGATTTACATAGAATCAACAGGGAACGGAAAAAACAACGATTTTTATTATTTGTGGGAAAACGCCGAGTCAATGGGGTACAGTAAGTTATTTTTTGCATGGTATGACGACGATGAGTATGCATTGCCTGTTGGTACGTGGATTCCTGACTTCCCCGGTTTTGATCAGCAATTACGGGACATCCAAGGAGAACATAATCTGACGTTGCAGCAGATGGCATGGTATGAGATGAAATTGAAGGAGTTCAGAGGCAACATAAAGTTGATGCAACAGGAATATCCGAGTACACCAGAAGAGTGTTTCATGGCTACAGGAGGTACAATTTTTGAACACGTTCAATTTCATCCTTCGCCACATTGGGAATCAGTCTATGAAGAGGGGTATTACTTAGCCAAGCATGTTGAGCATCCCGAGGAAGATTTGCATTATGTAATGGGTGCTGATCCGAGCGGTGGTACAGGGCATGATAATGCGGCGATGCTTGTGTTTTGTGTTGAGACAGGTGAGCAGGTGTTTGAGCTTACCAACAACACAATCAATCCGATAGCATTTGGTTCACTGCTTTGCACAATAGGAGATAAATACAATGATGCATTCATCGTGTGTGAATCTAATAACCACGGAGCAGCTGTCATACCTTACCTCAGAGATAATTACCCAAGAGATAGAATCTACAAACGTAAGTACGCCACTGCCACTACACCTGCAATCTACGGATGGAACAACAATGAATCGAATAAACACGCACTGGTTGGAATCATACAAGAAGGTTTAGATGATATTAGGTTGTATGGTATGCAGACCGTTAAGGAGTTGAAGGGCTACGAAGAAACGCCGAGTGGCAAGATGGGTGGTGCGAGTGACGACCTTGTTATTGCTACGGGCCTTGCGATGTTGGGACTTCGAAGGTTTGAATATTTGAGAGAAGAGTTTATGACACCGAAGCACAATATCACGCCGATCAAAAGGGATTACATGACATATACGTTGGATGAGGTTTTGGAAAATATATCGACACGTAAGAAGTTGATTACAGGATATCGTAATCAAGCTGGACCGGGGTATCCAAACGATGCCACTTAAGTATGATCAATTTGACCCTGCGTGGGGCGATTACGATGTTGAGTCATTTGAACGGTATGGGTTGCAAGAGTTTGTTGATCCTGTATCGGGGCATGGGCCAAGCAGGGTGCCGTATGGACCGGATGAAGGATTGTTCTTGAAGTCAGAGAACCACGACACGTTTTACAAATCTGTGTTTACAGACATGGGGATGGGTGCAAAGATATACAGGAATAAAAAGAATGGAAGAGTTTACTCGTTTGAACCAGACAGAAAAGTGGGTGATGAATTTGAAGAGTTGGAGTGGAATTACCAACGCAGCAAGCTTCTTCCAAAGAAGAAGAGCAAAGCAGTGGATAAAGCATTTAAGATGAAAAAGGCTGAGTGATGCCTGAGATCAAAGGTCTACCACAGTACAAAGCAAAACCGGGCGCAAATCCGCTTAGGGTCAAAACGATTGAGATGTTGAGGGCTATGGCTAGTGATCCCACTTCGTTGGAAGTGATGCCGTTGGGTGGGATGACGAGGGCGTTGAAAGGTACGCCAGCGTATCATGGGTTTCGAACACCCCCAACAAAACCGCGCTATACAGATATGGCACGAATGGCCGAAGAAATTTTAGAAGCGGAGCATGGAAAGGATTGGCCTTCAAAACTTCCTAAAGGAACGTATTCAGATTTGGCTGAGAAGTTAATGAACAAAGCAGAGAAAGCTGAAAAGAAATCATACATGTTTGACAAGTTTGAACCTGCTAAAGCTGGAACTGGGGCAGGTGGAAATCTGTATGACGAAGGCATTTATCTTTCTGGGCATTCAAAGGTATCTAAGGGGTATGGTAATGCACTAAGGAAACACAACATCCCGCCCCAAGCAAAGCTGTTTGAGATGCATAAGCCGCTTAAAACTCTTGATGACGCATTGGCTGTTGTAGATGAAGTGTTAGAAAATTATCCTGTTGGTGCGGATAGGTATGAAATTAATGACGGGATTGAGCGCATTAAGAGATTTTACAAAGCTAACAGAAATACTGTTGATGGTTATATGGAAGGTGAACATATCCTTTCACAGCTATTCAATGCAAATAGCCGCAATATGAACAGGGTTGTCACTTCTATAGGATATGATGGAATTTCGTATGACGCAGGGCGTGTATTAGGATTGCCAAGAGGCGTACCAGAAGGAACAAAGAATTTTGTAATCTACAATTATGACATAATAAACAACCCACGCAAAGTCGCTATTGAAAGGGGCTTCAAAAAGGCAAAACAACCATGACAGAACAAAGAGATCGTGCGATTGTTTGGTGGGTCATCATTCTGTTGGTCATGCTGTTTTGGTGGGTTGCAATTATGCTTGCATGGCCGTGGTTGGCCGTAACATTAGCAGATGAACAACGCAATGATCGTTGGTTCGGGCCAACACACAATGATAAATGCTGCGTGATCATTGTACAAGAGCCTATTCCACGTAACAAGATGGAGCGCGAAATATTAAGAATCAACCCTAACGCAAAGTTGTTTCGCACAAGGAGACATTACAATGATCGGTGCTCTAATCAAGTTGATTACCGCGGCTGGTAAGGCTGCAAAAAGTGGTGCTGAGGCTGCTGGTGGTGCAGCTAAAACAGTGCGGGGGTCTTCCATTGGTAAAGGCATAGAAAAGGGTTTAAAAGGCGCAAACAAAGGTATAGAAAGTGCGTATACGTTAAAAAGGAAAGCAGAGAAGAAAAAGAAGCAACTCCGTCGAAAGGCAGTAAGTACTCTGTTTGGTGAAAAGAACGCTGAACGTGCTGAGCGTTGGGACTTGATGGATTTATGATACCAAACTCAATCATCTTACATCATTCATTGACAAAGGACAGTGAAACTGTCAGTTGGGGTGCTATCCGAAGATACCACATGGAAGACCTTTTCTGGGTAGATGTTGGGTATCACTTTGGAATTGAACAAGTTGGCAACGAGCATGAAATCTTTGTAGGTAGAATGTTGAATGAGATGGGAGCACACTGCAAAGGTCAAAACGAGGATAGCATTGGTATTTGCTTTCTTGGTAACTTCGATGAGCAGTACCCGCACAGGGATCAATGGCATCTTGGTGTCCGGTTGGTAAGGTCGCTGTGCGAAGTGTTCACGATTGACAAGGATCACATCTATCCCCATAGCCGCTTTGCGCCTTGGAAATCTTGCCCAGGAAGACAGTTTTCTATTGCAGAGTTCAAGGATTGCTTGTAAAATAGCACTATTGGAGGAACAAGGGATGAAGTTTTGGATGGGGTGGGAGGCGAGCGAAGCGAAGCGTCCGGTGGGCTGTTTGGGCATCTTTATAGGCCGACCAAGGTCGAGGCCAACGAAGGGCCGAAGGCCCGCTTTCGGGAAGGCCCCCGAACGTCCTGTACCCCTGCCCTTCCGCTCCGAGGGGCAGTTGATGGTCAACTAGAGAAGGCGAAATAAATGGACGAAATATGGCTTAACGAAATAGCGAAGGGCAGAGCGTTATCAAACTCAAACCGTAGGTTTGAAGATCCCGAACCACTTGCGCCTCTCGCAAAAGCAAGAGCGTTTGCAACAGGAAAAAAACAACAATCAACAGCACCAACAAACCTAAACGTGACCATTAAAGAGGGAACGCTTGCGTATAAAAATAACAACCCCGGTAATCTTAGATACGCAGAGCAACATGGTGCTGTCAGAGGTGAACAAGGCTTTGCAAAATTCAAAACACCAACGGATGGATTCAATGCGCTTACGAGACAGGTTGCTTTGGATCAAGAACGAAATCATACGCTTGAAAGCTTTATCCATAAGTTTGCCCCACCGATAGAAAATGACACAGAAAAATATGTTAAGTTAATGGAACAGAAACTAGGTGTACTACGAAATGTATCATTAAAATCTTTATCCCCAGATAAGATAGCAGAGGCGATGGTGTTTTTAGAAAGCAACACAATTATCGAAAAGTAACCCAAACAAGGAGGAAGCGAGATGAAGAAGCAAATTTTTATCATGCTTGCAGTCATGGCACTTCTACAAGGTGTCACTCTACAGGCCCAGATGCCTCCCCCAATTGGCTTGCATTGGGACGCAAACACCGAAGCAGATCTTGAAGGGTACTATGTTTATGAAGCCCGCGTGTCCAATGGGCAGGTTATCGGAGCATTTTCTTATCCACCTGTTCTTGCACCAGCAACGGAAATCTTGTTTATAACCCCACACGCTGACGGTCAATACTACTGGAAGATCACTGCATTCGACACCGCAGGTAATGAAAGCGGGTTCTCCAACGAGGTAACTGCCGACTTCAACGTAACTCCACCTACACCACCTACTGGATGTAGCGTGACGTATTAACATTACCCAACCAATACAAAGGAGATCAAAATGGGACTTTTCAAAAGCGCAGCAGACGGCGGCGTAATGGGTGGATGGAAAACGTGGGTGTCGGTGGCTCTTATTGGAGTCATTGCAACTCTACAAGCGGTAGAGGGGTTTGGTTTAATCCCGGCAGGTATTGCAAACACAGTGTCTTTGGTGATTGGCCCAATTGCAGCTATGTTTGGCCTCACAGGGATTGGATCAAAAGTTGAGAAGCTAAAGTTGTAACACCAAGGCGATAGAGGTAGGTAATGGCGAGCATTCTAATACTTAGTATAGATGGTGCTGGTGTTCCGTTGGCGTTGCGTCTTGTAGATGAAGGGCACATTGTAAAGATGTGGATAAAAAACCCACACGCTCATGTCTTGCTTAAAGGCTACAAAAACCCAAGTCGTGTCAGTGACCCATACAAGATGACAGACCAATACGATCTTGTGCTGAGCGACATGGTTGGGACAGGCGCAGTTTGCGATAACCTTTCCAAGAAGGGCAAGCTTGTGCTTGGGGGCGGTTCGTTCAATGACAAACTTGAACTTGACCGCGCTTACGGAAGCAAAGTAGCCACAACGCTAACGGGTGTCGCATCTCCAAACACAACTGAGATAGCAACAAAACCAGAACTCGCTACGTTTCTCGATAAAGCCAAAACCCCTGTCGTCATCAAACCGCTCAACAACAAGAAAACCTCCCTCACTCTAGTTAGCAATGACAAGCAAAACCGAATGCTGAAAAGCGTAGTTGCCAACGGCTCAGATAACCTCACACCCTGCATCGTGCAAGAAACAATCACTGGAATCGAAATAAGCACCGAAGGTTGGTTCAATGGCGAAGAGTGGGCAAAACCGTTTAATCATACAATAGAAAGAAAGCGTTTGATGGATGGAGACAAAGGTGCCTTGACGGGCTGCATGGGCAATGTCGTGTGGCCAACACAGGGAAACAAACTGACTGCTCTCGCCATTGAATCTCTTAAACCACTCCTTGAAAAAGTAAACTACATCGGCCCAATAGACATGAACTGCATCGTTACTGAAGACAAAGCATACTTCCTAGAGTTCACATCACGGTTTGGTTATGATGCAATCCAAGCATGGGCCGAGATGCTGAAAGGTTCTCTCTTTGATTACTTGTACGCAATAGCATCAAGACAAAAAGACTCTTTCACATACCACAATGGATACAGCTTGGGTGTTCGCTTGACGGTTGCTCCATACCCAGGCAAAGAGGGCATTGATCGTTGGAAAAAGGTTAAGGCGATTGACATTCCAAAGGAAGCAAGTCGTCACGTATGGCTAACCGATGTGATGAAAAACGATGACGAAGTGCTGCTTGCTGGTGGTTACGGTGTAATCGGATGTGTCACGGCACGTGGAACAACCGTGCGTGAGTGCCAACGGAGAGTCTACAGAACGATCAAAAACATCTCACTGACAGATGACATCCAATACCGAAACGACATTGGTGATACAGTCGAAAAAGACAAACAACAACTGATTGATTGGGGTTGGGTAGATGCCACTACTGGGTAAAGTTGTTAAGGCTGGCGCAAAGGCTGCTTTGAAAGTCAGTAGAAAATCAGAAGACAGAGAACTAAGCCGTGCTTCAAAAAAGCTTGCCGGAACGTTTTTTAAACACGAAAAATGGCCAGCAGATGCACAGGGAAAATACATAAAAGATGTTGTAAAAGATTCTGAAAAAATGCGTTCTGTACGATTCAAAGATGGCACAGAACAGCCGATGACGACAGAAGAAATATTTAAGCTAACAACAGTAAACGAAGCCGAAAAGGGTCGTCAGCAGTTTTACAAATCCGCTGTTGACTCTGGGGCGGGTATAGAAAAGACTTATTTGGACAAAGGACTCGACAACCTTCAGAAGTACCTAAACAGATACGAAGACGAGAGTTTGAACATAATGTGGTCAAAGAAGATGATCAGAGATAAAAACAAAGAATACCAACAACTGCTTGCCAGGACAGGTGCGAAAGCTGACCCATACGTGTTAGTTGAATACGAAGGATACTTGATTCCATTACACGGAAATGAAGCTAACGCATTGGTTGAACACGGTCTAGTGAAATATCATAGATGGCAAGGGAGCGCAAGTGGCCAAGTCAAAAAAACCAGATAAAGACCAGTTCGCAAGTGATTGGATGACCCAAATAAAAGCAGGTGTTGAATACCGTAAAAAGTATTCTACCCGCGACAATTGGGAAAAATACCGTAGATATTACCGGGGTCAATGGGCTGATCAAATTGTTCCAATCAACAAGATATTCAGCTATGGAAGGATGCTCATACCCAAGGTGTACTTCCGCGCTCCACGTGTATCTGTTACAGCTTCACATCCAGAACTGTTTTGGCATGCCAAGGTCGTTGAAGCACTCGACAACCTATGCATCCAGCAGATGATGTTGAAGTACACGTTGAAGTCGGCTTCACTTGACACATTCCTCTGTGGCATTGGCCCGATCAAGCTTGGCTACGACAGCGAGTTCGGATACCTTCCTGAACAATCCTTTGATGAAAGCGGAGAAACAGCTTCGCAAGTATCTTCAACAGAACATGGTGAACGCATCGAATACCACCAAAATGTCAAGCCGGGGTATCCGTGGGCACTCCGCACAAGACCTGAAGATGTCATTGTCCCTTGGGGATCAGAAAGCCAATTCAATCTTCCTTGGGTAGCTCACTACATCCTTCGTCCACTCGATGATGTAAAGCAAGATCCAAAATACCAAAACACTGCTCATCTCCAAGGAACACGAACATCAACAATGATAGAAGAAATGCGTAGTCAATCATCCTTTAGACCGCGCTACAGCAAAGACAAAGGAACACTTCTTTGTGAACTGTGGGAAATACGCGATGCGAAGACAAAGCAGGTAATTGTAATTGCAGAAGAACAACTCTTAATGTCTGCGATAGATGAATTACAGACAGGTGAAGGGTTGCCTTGGGAATTCGTAAACTTCAACCCTGACCCCGAATACTTCTGGGCCATCCCAGATGCTCACATCATCTCACCACAACAGGAAGAGCTAAACGAGGTGGTAACTCAAACGTCTAGGCACCGTGCAATCGCCCTCTTAAAATTCCTTTACAAACGCGGAGCACTCAAACAAGAAGAACTAGACAAGTTTTTAAGTGGTGAAGTTGGCCCCGGCGTAGCGGTTGATGACGACTCAATAGCATCAGCCATCCAAACGCTACAACCACACATCCCACCTGAACTGTACCGTGACGCTCAAGCACAAATACAGGCTATGCGTGAAGAACTTGGCTTCAGCCAGAACCAAGAAGGGTCATTCTCACCGTATCATGGCAAGACAGCAAGTGAGTCGATGATCGTTGCTGAAGCATCTGAAAGCCGTGTAGACGAACGAAAAGACATCATCGCTGATGTACTTGTCAGGATTATAAGGAAGTGGAACCAATTCCTCTTCAAGTTTTGGAACGAAAAGAAAGTCATCCAAATCATCTCACCCCAACAAGGCCCAGTGTGGGTTGAGTTTACTGGGGATGAGGTGAAGGGTGATTACATGTTAAACATTGATGCCGACTCGGGCATGCCTATCTCTAGGGCAATGAAAATGCAGATGGGCACAGAAATGTTCAAAGCTTTTAATGGTGATCCTCTTACCGATCAAGTTTTGTTGCGACAAATTGCTCTTGAAAACTACTCTATTATTGACCCGCGCATACCACAACTTATACAACCCCAGCAAGGCGCACCGGGACAGGAAGAGGG